CCAGTTAATCAACCCAAGCATTACACAAGTCACCCCTCTGGAATTGATTGTATTCAAATTACAGAACACATGGGATTTAACCTCGGCAATGCTATTAAATATATTTGGCGCGCAGATTTAAAAGACGACGCCATGGAAGACTTACGAAAAGCACGTTGGTATATCGAACGTGAAATTACAAAAAGAACCAAACCCGTGTTTCACGAAATGGTAGACTGGGGTAAATATGTTAAACAAGTTGAAGAGGAGTGCGGCAAATGATGATAGAAATTGACGACGATATTGTCGATGATATTACAAGAATGTGTTTGGCAAATAGTTATGTCGATATTGCAGGCATGATGAAGAACCCAACAGCATGGCACGAAGATGATGTTGCGTCTTGGAAAGAACTACTTCCAGCAATGAAGATTGTCGGTGCTTGGTATAGCGTTAATTTTGACGCCGATATTAAAAAGGCTAAGAAAAGAAAATGAATCCTAAAGTAGATTTAGAATCCGCCATCATGGTAGCGTGGCAAACCAGTGAAGATATCGACCTATTATTTAAACATTACGGCGACCACCCGGTCCCAATGAGTGAAGATGAAGTGTTAAACGCATTACTTGGTATTAAGACCCTTCACGACATGCGTTGCGAATCGTTGATGGACAAGTACTGTCAAAAGATGGAATTAGATCAGTACTGCACTGATCCAGAGAAGTTAGCAGCAAGAGAGTTTTTATTTGGAACTAAACAACCTAAGAAAGGCAAGAAGAAATGACACAAGAAGCACAAAAAGACCCGTTAGATAACGAAATTTTAATTTTTAAATTAACAGTGGAGCAAACAAACCACGCATTACAGATTTTTGGAAACGCACCATACGCAGTATCAGCTCCGCTAATAGGTATATTTAGAGCACAAGGCGAGCCACAGTTTAAAGTTTTACTAGAAGCACAGAAAGCTAAAGATGAATCTAAAGAAACTCCTGCGCAGTAAAGGAATGAGCAACGATATTGCTACAGCTATTGCTAAGGCAGTTGAAAAGCAAACAGAAAAGATAACTGAGGAGGAGGAACTTAAAGCACAGTTAAAAGCTCAAAAGATGACCATGGATATTGTCCGTGAATTGTTCGGCAGTAAAGAGCCCCCAGTAGCTAAAAAAAGAACCATTATTACTCCAGATTAGGGGCGGTTTTTCCCTGTTTTTTGCATTAGTAGATATAGGAGCTCGTCGTGAGACGCCTCTGTTTGGCGTAAAGAAGCCTGACAGCCGGAAAGACGGCATTCACATTACACACATAGAAAGAAACAAAATGAATCCATTTGAACTACGCTTTTCCATTTTCAACACAGCTAAAGACATTTTAGTTAAGCAGCATGAAGCCAACTTGGCTGCGTGGGAATTGCTTAATAAAAGCTCTAAAAAAGTAGAAGAAGTTTCCCCGAAATTTCCAACAGTTGAAGAAATTGTGGAAAAAGCTATTGAAATAAACAAATTTATTAGCGAAACCAGCCAGCATGAATTTGCTAAACTCGGCAAACGTATCACTGGTACGACAGTAATATTCTAAACAACTGGGCCCCATAATGGGGTCCTCCTCAAGGAAATATCATGGCTGAACTAGCCCCACCATTAGAAAACCTACAAGCACCAGCAAACGATATACCCCCAGAACCAACTCCCCCCGCAGAATAATGGCAACTAAAAAGACACCATCACTGGCAATAGGACGTGGCGAGAAGCTACCGGTATCTAAGGGTGCTGGATTAACAGCAAAAGGTCGTGCTAAGTATAATGCAGCAACTGGCTCAAATTTAAAAGCACCACAACCAGAGGGCGGTGCTCGTAAAGACTCATTCTGTGCTCGTATGTCCGGCGTTAAAGGCCCGATGAAAGACGAGAACGGTAAACCAACAAGAAAAGCAGCAGCACTAAAAAGGTGGAAGTGTGGCAACTAAAAAACAAAAAAAATTATTTACTCCAGAAATGGCCGAAACTATTATTGAACTCGGTAAACAAGGCGCGTCTCAAAAAGCCATGTTTGCTGCTATCGGTATTAGTAAAGACACCGCAGCTAAATGGAAAAAAGAAGACCCTGTTTTTATGGAAACTATGTCCATGGCTACTACTTATGGTCAAGCATATTGGGAAAACATGATGTTAGCTAACATCGAAAACAAGGCTTTTAATTCCCGTGTTGCGGAAATTTGTTTACGCGGACAGTACCCGGAAGAGTACAAGGACGTCAGAGACTCTAAAGTAACGGCGGCTGTTGAAATCAAAGTCGACTTTCAAAAAGAAATAGGAGAGCTATTAAAAGCATTAAAAGAGTAGTATAATACACAACGGGGAATAGGCTTAGCGGCCCTGCCAGTGCTTACTCACTGGCTACCCACCAAACTTATCAGTAAGGATAAAATCAATGAAACAATGCAGCAAATGTGGCGTTAAAAAACCCCTTTCGGAATTTTTTACTCGGGGTGAAGCGAACAAAAAACATATCTCACGATCTAGCTGTAAATCTTGTTGTAAAATACGGCAAGAAGAATACCGAAATACCAATCGAAAGCTAGTGCTTGCGCGTCAAAAATCGTGGCGTAAAAGGAATCCTGAGCATATAAGGAACTACTATTTTGTTTCTAACTACGGTGTCACTGCAGTTCAGCGAGATAAAATATTTTCCTCGCAAGAAGGTAAATGCGCTATCTGCAAAACAAAATTGAAAAATGATAAAAATACACATTTAGATCATTGCCATACAGATAATGAGGTTAGAGGAATTCTTTGCACAAACTGCAATCATTTATTGGGGAATGCAAAAGATTCGACAGACGTATTACAATCTGCTATAATGTACCTGAATAAACACGCTAAAAAGGAAAACCGCTAACATGTCATTTCATTCAGTATTATCACCGTCATCCAGTGCTAGGTGGCTGGCTTGCCCTCCATCAGTTCGTCTTTCGGAAACGCTTCCTGACATCGTTAGGGGGCCGGGAGCATTTGATTATGCAGCGCAAGGTACGGCAGCGCATGAACTCGGTGAAGCTAAACTTCGCTTAGCTTTTAAACAAATAACCCAAGAAGAATTTAATGAACAATACGAAGAAATTAAAAAAGGCCTATACTATGACGAAGAGCTCGAGCATTATGTCGATACATACGTTAACTTCGTTCGTTCGCAAGTTGGGGAAAACGATGACGTATATATTGAAACCCGTGTGGATTATTCCGATTACGTACCTGAAGGAACGGGTAGCGCCGATTGTATTATCATCGGACCCACAGAATGTCACGTTTTGGATTACAAACACGGAATGGTGCAAGTCAGCGCTATCTCAAACAGCCAAATGCGACTCTACGCCACGGGCGCAGTCAGCAAGTTTGAAGAAAAATACCCGAAAATCAAAAACATTAAGTACACCATTGTCCAGCCAAGAGCCGACAATATCAGCACCGAAGAAACCACTAAAGAAAAACTCCTCCTCTGGGCAGACACAACTGTCCGTAAAAAAGCCAAACAAGCGTGGGTCGGTAGCGGCAACTTCCAAGCTGGTGAGCACTGCAAATACTGCAAAGCTAAAGCCACGTGCAAAACCCGACAAGAGCAGCTAACAGAACTTGCAAAAATAGAGTTTCGTGAACCGCAGCTCCTAACAGATGACGAAGTGTCATTAGTTTTGGAAAAAAGCGAACAAATAAAAACTTATTTGGGCGATGTAGAAGAATACCTTTTAAATAAAGCAGTAAAAGAAAACATTATTCCAGCGGGTTTTAAATTAGCAACAACTAAGACGCATCGTAAGATTTCTGATAACCAATTAGCTGCTGCTGTACTTGTTGAAAAAGGAATGCCAGTAGAACAAATCTGGAATCAACCAACGCTTAAATCTATTCCAAGTTTGGAAAAGATTAACCCACAAGTAACAGCGTGGCTGGGCGATTTAGTATTACGGCCAGATGGGCAACCTAAGTTAGTACGAGTTAAACAAGCCGCTAAGGAGGACTTCGCATGAACGCTTGGCTAATTGGGCTTATCGGTGTTGTTTATACAATCGTAGCAATACAGTTTATAATGAAAGGCCAAGTAGGCATGGGGATCTCATTCCTAGGGTACGCCCTTGGCAATGTAGGTCTTGTTATGGTAACATTACAACTATAAGAAAGTACCTATGAAAGTAGCATGTCTTGGCAATGATATTGAAGTACCAGATTATTTAATAGATACATACATTAAACAATTTGACGGTTTACCTGGTAGTGGAAATAGAGAAGCTGTGTTACAATTACGTGGTACAATGTATGATGTAATTGATTACATAGCAGAAGACCCAGAAGCGCTACATGAAGTTGAGTATAGAAATGATTTTATTAACGCTTTAGCAGTACACAGAGCATTAGAAGTTCACGGATTGTTGCACGATTCGTAAAAGTGTGTATAATAGATAGTACGGGTAGACGAATTGGCCCCGATTTAAGTCCAGTTCTAAAGTAAATAAGGAATTAAAATGCAATCCAATAAAGTTAAAATCGTAACTGGTAAAGTTCGTTTCTCATACGCTAATGTGTTCCAGCCTAAAGCTGGCATGAACGGCGGCGAACCAAAGTATTCAGTGTCCATTCTTATTCCTAAGTCTGATACTGAAGGTGTAGCAAAACTCAAAAAAGCATTTGAAGATTGCAAAACTAGTAACGCAGCTTTCTTTGGTGGCTCAGTACCAAAAGGTTTAAAAGGTGGTTTACGTGATGGCGACGAAGAGCGTGATGATGACGCTTACGCTGGTCATTATTTTATTAACGCCAACAGTGCGCAAAAGCCACAAGTTGTAGATGTAAATCGTGAAGAATTGTTTGATCAAAGCGAGTTCTACAGCGGTTGCTATGGCCGTGCTTCAGTAACATTCTATCCATACAATGCCGCTGGTTCTAAAGGTATTGCATGTGGTTTAAACAATCTTCAGAAATTAGAAGATGCAGATAAGTTAGGTGGTGGTTCTTCTGCTGCCGCCGACTTCGCAGTATAAGTAGTTCCTTTCAGTAGCACTGTAGTACGGGGAGTGTCCATAGAAACTGTGGCGCTCCCTTTTTTCCCTTAACTTATAACTATAAAAGAAGCCATGGATCAATACCAAGAATATATCGCCGCCAGCCGCTATGCCCGTTACCAAGATTACAAGGGTCGTCGTGAAAGTTGGCCAGAAACAGTAACACGTTTTACAGAATATGTCTTTGCCCGTACACCAGCTATCACTGGTAATGAAGAACTAAAAGCCGAGTTGTATAACTCTATTGTTAACCTTGAATTGATGCCGTCCATGCGCGCCATGATGACAGCAGGAAAGAGTGCAGACCGTGATAATACCTGTGTATACAACTGTTCGTATTTACCTGTTGACGATGTTAAGTCGTTTGATGAAGCGATGTTTATTTTGCTCTGCGGAACGGGCGTCGGCTTTAGCGTTGAATCTAAATATATTAGTCAACTGCCCGATGTGCCAGAAAAGCTATTTGATAGCGGGGGGACGATCAACGTGCACGATTCTAAGGAAGGATGGGCCAAGTCATTGCGTCTTCTCATCGCACACCTCTACGCTGGGGAAATTCCCAACTGGGACGTATCTTCAGTACGACCCGCCGGAGCACGACTCAAAACATTTGGCGGAAGAGCTTCTGGGCCACAACCACTGATTGATTTGTTTGAGTTTACTGTAGCAACATTTAAACACGCTAAGGGTCGCAAGCTAAACAGCCTAGAGTGCCACGACTTGATGTGTAAAATTGGTGAGGTAGTAGTTGTTGGTGGTGTACGCCGATCAGCTATGATTTCACTTTCCGATTTGGATGATGAAAGGATTCGACATGCAAAAGCTGGACCATGGTGGGAAACAGCACCACACAGAGCACTTGCCAATAACTCAGCAGTCTATAGCACAACTCCTACAGTCGGAAAATTTATGGAAGAATGGCTTAGCTTGTATAATTCTCATTCCGGTGAGCGTGGGATATTTAATCGTGAAGCTGCTCAGAAAACTGTGGCTAAGTATGGTCATCGCGATCCTAATTTTGAATTTGGGACCAATCCTTGCTCCGAAATCATTCTTCGTCCTTACCAATTTTGTAACCTTAGTGAGGTAGTAGTACGCCATGACGACAACAGAGAAACTTTATTGCGCAAAGTGCGCATCGCCTCTATCCTTGGTACCATCCAGTCTACCTTTACAAAGTTCCCCTATTTGCGCAAGGTGTGGCAGAGAAATACTGAAGAGGAGCGGTTACTGGGTGTCTCCCTCACCGGAATCTATGATAATCCCCTTCTCACAACCCAAGGACCAGAGCTAAATGAACTACTTACAGAACTTAGAGAATGCGCTAGAGATACAAATAAAGAATGGGCAGCTATTCTCGGAATCCCTGTCAGCGCTGCTATTACATGCGTCAAGCCAAGTGGAACAGTATCCCAGCTTACTGATTCGGCGAGCGGCATCCACCCTCGCCATGCTAAGTACTATATCCGAAGAGTGCGAGGAGATAAAAAAGATCCTCTCACCCAGTTCC